ATATTAGTGCCAACATTCCTGGTTCTACAGATTCTCTTGGCGAGACAGATGCCGGCAAGAAGTGTGCAGAATACTGGCAGCCTAGAATCACTCAGTGCATTGAGAAGTATCTCGGCAAAGGCAAGAAGATTAAGGACGCAACAAGAGACCAGGTTGAAGCAATTGACTTAATTGTCACTGATTTAAAAGATTTGGTTAAAGCATAAAAAATGTGGGAAGCGTTTAATACGCTTCCCACTTTACTTTTTTAAAAAAATATGATATAATATTTATATATAATAAGAAAGGTAATATTTTATGGAAAAGAAGTGTAATCATCCTAAGTGTTGGTGGGAAGGTTTAACAAGAGAATGGTATCTTGAAACAGTGGAAAAAGAATATGCAGATCCAGAGTGTCGAGTATATGGCATAAAATATTGTCCTTGGTGTGGAGAGGAGTTAAGTAAGGATGGCAAAGCATCTAGTTAAGTGTGCGATATGCGGAGAATTAAATAATAAAAATGCACTATTTGTGGACAAAAGAAATAAAATATCTATTCTTAAAAAATATATATATTAACAAGGAGGATATTTTATTATGGTTAATATGACAGGAATGCAAATAGGTAATTTATTAGTTACAGGAAGAGATGAGACAAAACCTAAAGGGGCTGGTAAGCCTATTTATTGGCTATGTGATTGTTTACTATGTGGAAGTAAAAATAATTCAATAGATGGTAGACATTTAAGGGGGAAGAATCCACAACAATCGTGTGGATGTATGAAAGGTCAAACTCATAGTATTGATTGGACGGGAAAAAGACAAGGACGATTATTAATTGTTGAAGACACAGGAAAGAGAAAAGATCGCCATAAAATATGGAAATATATTTGTGATTGTGGAAATGAAGGCGAAATAAACTCTGCATCTTTAACATCGGGGACTCAAAGTTGTGGATGTTTAATAAAAGAAAAAATAAGCGAAATAAATAGTTCAAATTTGATTGGCTTAAAAAGTGGAAAATTAACTGTTATTGATAAAACTTCTCAAAGAAATTATAAAGGAAATATTCTTTGGAAATGTAAATGTGATTGTGGGAATGAATGTTTTGCATCAACTCCACAAATTAAAATGCAAACCAAAAAATCTTGTGGTTGTATAAAAACATCTTATGGAGAAGAATTTATTGCTCAATTATTAGAAGATAATGATATTATTTTTGAAAGACAAAAAATATTTTCTAATTGTAAAAATATTCTTTGTTTACCTTTTGATTTCTATATTGAAAATAAATATCTTTTAGAATATGATGGAGAACAACATTTTAAAAATATAAAATCTTGGGGAGGAGAGCAAGGATTATTAGATAGGCAAAAAAGAGATACCATTAAAAATCAATGGTGTAAAGAAAATAATATTCCTTTAATTCGCATTCCCTATACTTTAACGAATATTCAATTAAAAGATATTTTATTAGAAACTTCATCTTATGTAGTAGGAGATTTATAATATGGCGCATATGGTAATTTGTCCTATTTGCAAAGAAAAATTTGATAGAGATAAAGTACAGGCGGTAAAGCATGGTGCGCGCCGCTATGCCCATTATAGTTGTGAACCAAGTGGTGAATTAGTTCCTCTTGGACCTGAAGCCGACCCAGACTTACAGAAACTAAAAGATTATATTAATACCTTGTTTGGGGATAAAGCTAATTGGGCATTAATAAATAAACAAATAAAAAAATTTAAAGAAACAAATGGCTACAGTTATAGTGGAATGTTGAAGTCACTTGTTTACTTTTTTGATGTAAAAAATAATTCGATAGATAAGACAAATGGCGGAATCGGTATTATTGAATATTGCTATCAAGATGCCTATAACTATTATTATAATTTATTTATGGCACAACAAGCAAATCAAGATAAAAACTTGTTTATGCAAATAAAAGAAATTATTATAAAGCCACCAAAATGTCATTATCGAAAGAAAAGAAAATTATTTAATTTAGGAGAGTTTGAAGATGAAGAGTAATAAATATGCAGAAATACCAAACCTTGTGCAGGTGATTGGATGCGTATATAATAATCCTAAATTATTTGAAGAAGATGATGAATATACTTTCAATAGCGAAGACTTCTTTGATGAATTTCATAAGATTGCTTTTGGTTGTATTTATAATCTTTGGCAACTTGGAGCTAAAGAAATTACACTTCCCGCAATAGAAGATTATCTTGCACAGAGACCTAAGATGGCGGCGATCTTTAAGCAGTATGATGGTCAGCAATTTCTTCTTAAGGCTTCAGAGATTGCGAATCCAAACACTTTTAATTATTATTATAAGAGAATGAAGAAGATGACTCTTCTTCGTGCATATGAAAATTTAGGAATGGATTTGTCGGATATATATGATCCCAATGAAATTCTTAATGTGAAAAAGAAACAAGAGCAACAGGATTGGCTCGATGCATCAACTCTTGCGGATATTTTTAATAAAATTAACGAAAAGATTGATGTAATTAAAATGAATTATGTTGAGGATGTTGCTGACGACGGATGTCAGGTAGGTGATGGAATTGACTCGCTTATTGATTCCTTTGCCGAGACTCCCGCAGTTGGGTATCCTCTTTCAGATATATTCTTATCTACTGTTACGCGTGGTGCTAGGTTTGGAAAGTTTTTCCTTAGATCTGCTGCAACAAACGTAGGTAAGACAAGAAATATGATTGCAGATGCAATCACAATAGGTTGTGCTCAGAGATATGATACTAAAGAAAATGTATGGAAGACTCTTGGAGCGGGACAGCCTACCTTATTTATCGCAACAGAGCAGGCTCTTGATGAGATTCAGGTTTCTGCTATTGCAAATATTGCTGGTGTTGAAGAAGACCATATCTTAATGCATGACTACTATGCTGGAGAGTGGGAGCGTATTGAAAAGGCTAAGTTGCTTCTTAAGCAGAGTAAAATATTCTTTATTTGTATGCCAGACTTCTCAATGGAAGATATTGAGACGATAATTAAGAAGTATATAAGAGAGCATAAAGTTCAGTATGTGTTCTTTGACTATATTCATACTTCTACAAAAATCTTGTCTGAAGTCGGCGGAAAGAGCGGTATCAAGAATCTTAGAGAGGATAATGTACTCTTCCTTATGTCTTCGAAGTTGAAGGATATCACCGTTAAATATGATATTTTCATTCTTTCAAGTACGCAGCTTAATGCGGATTACCAGACTTCGGAAACACCGGACCAGAACTTGTTAAGAGGCTCTAAAGCTATCGCGGATAGAATTGACTTTGGTAGCATCTTGCTTGAAACAAGAAAAGAGGATTTGGAAAAGATAACTCCATTCTGTCATAAGAATAATCTACCGATTCCAAATGTTAAGCAAAGTGTATATAAGAACAGAGGTAATAAGTTAAAGGGCATTTATATTTGGATGTCAACAAACACAGGTACTTGTAGCTTCAATGGTTTGTTTATTACTGATTGGGCATACAATGTTATCGACGTGCCTTTGTTAAAAATTAAAGTCGAAGAAGACTCTGCGTTTTAAAAATAACTATAATTGCAGTTAACTAGGAGCTTACTACAGATGCCAATTTATGATTACGACAAAGATGAAATAAAGAATAATCTTGACATAATGCAAGTAAAAGAATTGGTGGCGGAGTTGGGGGGAGATCCTCAACTCCAGGGCTCTTTACTTAAGTGTAGAACTATCTGTCACGGCGGAGATAGTCATAAACTATATTATTATGATAACTCACATTTATTTCACTGTTTTACCGAATGTGGAGAGTCTTTCGATATCTTTGAACTAGTTAGAAAAGTCAAAGCTCGCGAGTGTGGTGGTGAATACCAGCTCCCGCAGGCTATAGATTATGTTGCAAGATATTTTGGCTTTAATCCTGTCAATAGTTTCGATGGAGAACAAACTCGAAATGAAGATTTGATTTATATTGAAAATTTTGATAGAATTAAAGATATAGAGTTAGAAACTCAAATTGTTGAATTGAAAGAG